CAGGCTGGTGCGCTGAGAACGGCAACCCGTGTGGAGCGTGGTACAACCCACAAACTGGGTTCGGCTGGCCTGCTCCGCTGATCGACGGCGAGCCAGCCACACCGGCGATGCTCGAGGGGCTCTGCCCAGACGGGGCAAATCCGCCAGACCTCACCGGCGACGGCCTGACGCACTACAAGGGCAGCGGCCAGTTCACAGGGGCCGGCACGCCGGACATTCACAAGCTTGTCTTTCGGTCAGGCCAGAGCACCGGCGACCCAATTGCCGACGCTCTGTTCGTGCGGGGCACCCGGAACGATCTGCCAGCACTGCCGTGGCAGGAAGCAGACGACTGCGGTTCGTGCGCCAACCCGCCGGCATACGAATACGACTGCGACCCGGCAACCGAAGACAAGCGGTTTTACGCCAAGACCGTGGACTGGGAGTTCACGCATCAAGGATCGGGGCCGCAAGACCCGGCGTGCCCGTTGCAAGCAGACCCGTACACGGGGATCACCTCTGACCCGCTCGGCCTCTGTCCGCCGCAGAATTGCAAGGAAGTCACCATCACGGTAACGCGCACGGACAGGTGCGCGAGTGGAGACGTTGTCACGGAGTGGACGGCGATCGTTTACGTCTGCCCGTGCGTGCTCAATCCGATCATCGGCGTCGATGCTGACACCGGCGACTTGTGGGAAGCGGCCTACGGCTATGACAGCGAGGCGGACTGCATTGCCGACTGGAACAACGCCAACTGCACCGGCAACCAGTGGAAGCAGGTGCGGCACGAGATTGACGGCGGCGATCGGCAACTGATGCCGCAAGGCTGTTGCGACGCCGGAGCCTTCGGGGGGAAGTGCTGATGGCAGGCACCGCCGTCGTCACGTTCCGCGGTCAGCCCGACGACGACCGGGTATTGGCCGCTGTGCGGCAGGTGCTCGGCGACGACACCGAGTCCGACGGCCGCATCATCATCACGGTGCAGCGGAAGCCAAGGCCGCTCGGGTACGGCCCGGGGACGGAACTCAAGCGGCTCCTCAGCCGCATCGGCATCAAGGCCGAGCCCGGCTGCAAGTGCACAGCCAGAGCGGAGGAGATGGACCGCCGCGGCTGCGACTGGTGCGGAGCCAACGTGCCTCTGGTTGTCGGCTGGCTCCGCGAGGAGGCGACGAAACGCGGCCTGCCGTTCCTCGACGCCGCTGGTACGGTCATCGTCAGGCGAGCAATCAGCAACGCGAGGAGGCGGGGCGATGGCAAAGCGTAGGACGCCGCAGGACAAGAAGCCGGCCGTGCACAGCAGCATGGACGACGCCGAGTACGACGACGACGACGAGGGGCCGAACCCGGTCCCCGACGAGGATGGCAATGTGGTGTTGAGGAGATCGGCAACTCAGGGAGGAGACAATCGTGGCAAAGCAAAAGACACCCGGCGGAAGCCTGGCCGACGCCGTTGAAACGGCGGTGCAGAACCAGCGGCCCGGCTACACCAGTTGGTTTCACAAACTACCGCCAGAGGCACAGGCCGAGTTCCTCGAGGCGCGGCGGCGGTTTGACCACAGCCGCCATCAAAAGACGGCGTATGCCAGAGCCTTGATCGCCGAGGCCAAGTCCCGCGGCTGGGCCACGGCCGGCGAATCCGTCCTCACCAACTGGCTGGGGCAAAAATGACGAAGCCGCTCGCCGATGCCGTCGATGACCGTGCCGCCGATGAGCAGCGGCTGGCGTCCGACGCCGAGCTCGCCCGGCTGCGGTCAGAGGTGGCCGGGCTGAAGGGCCGGTACAAGGCGGCGTTGTCGCAGATCGACCGCGAGAGGGAGCGGGCCGACTCCCTCGTGCAACTGCGGGGCATCCAGCCGCACGTCCGACATTCTGGAAAACGGAATACGGCAAAGCACCCGGCCACGATGGTTGTCCTGCTGTCCGACATCCACTGCGAAGAGACAGTCCGCCCCGAGACTGTGAACGGCCTGAACGAGTTCAACCTCGACGTGTGCGACGCCCGGCTTGCGGAACTATGGTCCCGGTTCTTCGCCATGCTTGAGCACGAGCGGCAACTGTGCCGCATCGACCGGGTGTGCATCTGGTTGGGCGGCGACCTGATCAGCGGCATGATCCACCCGGAACTAGCCGAGGAGAACGCCCTGCACCCGCTGGCGGCGAAACGCTGGATCGGCTCGCGGCTCCGCGGGTTCATCGACTCAGCCAGCGAGCATGTGAAAGAAATCGTGGTAGCGACTTCGTGCGGAAACCACGGCCGCACCACGGAGAAGCTGCGGACCAACGAGGCCGACACGTCGTACGAACACGACCTGTATCTCACGATGCAGGCCGAGGAGCGGCGGAAGAACGTCCGCTGGCAGGTCGGCGAAGGGCACCTGAACTACGTGGACCTTGACGGGTTTCTGGTGCGGTTCTGCCACGGCCATGCGATCCGCTACCAGGGCGGCATCGGCGGTATCCACGTCCCGCTGAACAAGGCGGTGGCTGCGTGGGATGCAACGACAAGGGCGAGTCTCACCTGCATAGGCCACTGGCACCAGTTCAGTTGGAGCCGCTCAGGACGCTACGTCACCAACGGCAGTGTGATTGGACACTCGGCATACGCTATCCGAATCAAGGCCAACTACGAGCCGCCGTGCCAAGCCGCATTTGTGATCGACCACGGCCGGAACGAAGTGACCAAGGCCTATCCCCTTTTCTGCGACCGTGACCTGAGGAGCAAACATGACGACGACACTGGAGCAGGCAAACGCCGCGTTGAAGGCGGCAGTGCACGAGCGGCTGGGAAACACGCCAGCCGATGACCCGAAGATGGTCGGGTACTCGCCGTTGACGGAACCTCGGCAGGTTGTCGCAAGTACCGAGGACTTGCAAAGCGAAGAGTCGGACGTGCCCTATATTGAGCACCTGCTGCAGCGTCAGCGGGGCGATTCGCTCCTGAGCGACACCTACGCCGAGTGGGAACCGGGGTTTCGCCCGGTCTCGCCGGCTGAGCAGACGCTGCGTGACGCAATCGCCACGATCCGCGACAGGCACGGCAAGTACGGTCCGCCTACGGAACACTTCCAGAGGACGGCATCGCTCGTCAATGCGGCGTTCGGCACGAGTTTCACCGCGGCCGACTGGGCATTGGTCATGGTGCTCGACAAGATCGCCCGCCAGATGGGGCCAGCGGCCACCGACGACGCTGCCATCGACATCGCTGGGTACGCGGCCTGCCACCAGGAGTGCCGACGTGCCTGATGCCCTGCCTGACGCCTACCTTGAGCAGTGCGAGCAGGACGCCCGCCGGTTCAGCGGTGCGTACACCGGGACCAGCGGCACGCTCGCGGCCCACGTCATGCGGCTGCTCGCGGACCGCGAAAGGCTGGCTGAGGAGTTGGCGGTAGAACGGGCGCGGAGGCAGGACGCATGATCGCTCTGTACGTCCTCTCGGCGTGGCTCGCCGCCGACGTTGCCACGGGCATCGTTCATTGGTGGGAGGACCGCTATGGCGACCCCGCGTGGCCGGTGCTGGGGCGGCACGTCGTGGAGCCCAACATCCGGCACCACTCTGAGCCCCGGGCGTTTCTGGCCGGCGGCTACTGGCAACGCAACTGGACTACGATCCTGCCCGCGGCCGCCGTATCGCTCGTCGCCCTGGCGGCGGGGCAGCACTGGCTCGCCCTTGTGGCGGCGTTCTCCAGCCAGGCCAACGAGGTTCACGGCTGGGCACACCAGCGATGCTCACGCCCGATACGGGGGCTGCAACTCATCGGCCTGCTGTCGTCGCCAGACGGGCATGCGGTCCACCATCAATCGCCGTTCAGTACGGACTTCTGCGTCATGAGCGACTTGATGAATCCGGTGCTTTCGGCGGTCGGATTCTGGCGCGGGCTGGAGCGGGCCGTGGGCTTGGCCGGCGTGCATCCGAGAGCGGAGCGAGAGACTGCTTGACCGGGCGGCGGGTTGCAGGCGACGACGTGTCCTCCTCCACGTTGCCGCCTCCCCGCTTGCTCGGGTCAATCCCAAGAATCGCCAGCCTTGTGCGGATGCTCCTCAAAGTCTCCGCACCAATCGGCCGTACAGACGATTGGCCACTCTGGTGCGTAGTGGTCGCTTTCGTCTCGGCGTGGGCCGAATCTCATCCTTAACGGCTGCGGCGCATACTTTCGGCACTCACCGTCTGTTCCGACTGTGATCTCCCGAAAAAACCTGCACCGCTCGCAAGTCTTTGATTGGTCGCCATCCAGGCCGTCATCGTAATCGTCATCGTGCATCTGCTGTCCTCCATTGCGGGGAGCCTAGCGGGTTCATGCAACGTCTTCACGCATGGAAACGGATGGCACTCGGTGTCACCGAATGACATGCCTCACGCTGCCGGTCTATCCCCGTCCTGCGGCGGGCCTTC